CCTACACCTGTTCAGTTAGACATAGCTGAATATCTACAATATGGTGCAAGACGTAAAATCATACAAGGATTTCGTGGTGTAGGTAAAAGTTGGATTACATCTACCTATGTAGTGTGGAGACTTCGTATGAATCCACAGCTAAAATTCTTGGTTGTATCTGCCAGTAAAGACAGAGCCGATAACTTTACTACATTTACCATGCGTCTTATCAATGAGATGCCAATACTTGCTGATTTGATACCCAGAGATGACCAGAGAAACAGTAAGGTAAGTTTTGATGTAAAACCTGCACAAGCCGATCATGCTCCCTCATGCTCTTCTAGAGGTGTTTTAGGGCAGATGTCAGGAGCTAGGGCAGATGAAGTAATCGCAGATGACGTAGAAGTTCCTAACAACTCCTACACACAGCCTATGAGAGACAAACTTAGTGAAGCTGTAAAAGAATTTGAAGCGATACTAAAACCAAATGGCAAGATTACTTTTCTTGGTACACCACAAGTAGAAAACTCTGTGTACCTAACACTAGAAGAAAGAGGATATGAAACAAGAATATGGACTGCCAGATACCCAGAACTTAAAAACAACTATGGAGATAGACTTGCTCCTAAAATTCAAAAAGAACTTCTAGAAGGGCTTGTAAAGCCACATGACCCTGTTGACCCTATAAGGTTCTCAGCACAGGATTTGATGGAACGTGAAGCTTCCTATGGTCGTTCTGGCTTCAATCTACAGTTTCAACTAGATACAACTCTATCTGACCAAGATAGATACCCATTAAAAATAAACGACCTAGTAATTGCTTCTGTAAATAAAGAATTTGCACCAGAAAAAATTATTTGGTCTAATAATCCCGAATATGTCATCACAGATTTGCAATGTGTAGGGTTCAACGGTGATAGATTCTACCGACCAGCCCAAGAATTTGGTGACTTCATAGAATATACAGGCTCAGTTATGTTCGTTGATCCATCTGGGAAGGGCAAGGATCAGACCGCTATAAGCTGCGTTAAGATGCTTAATGGTAATTTATACGTCACAGAGTGTTTAGGGCTGTCTGGGGGCTACTCAGATGCCGTTCTAGAGAAGATTAGTAAGATTGCCAGAGACAATAACATAAATCAAATACTTGTTGAACAAAACTTCGGTGGTGGTATGTTCGCTGAACTACTAAAACCTTTCCTAATGAGGTTTCACCCATGCCAAGTTGAAGACGTTAGAAACAATAAGACCAAAGAACTACGCATAATAGACACATTAGAACCTGTAATGAACTCTCACAGGCTCATAATTGACCGCAAAGTGATAGAAAAAGACTTTCGTTCTAATCCTCAAGAGACACCAGAAAGAAGACTTAAGCTTCAACTTGTCTATCAACTATCTCGTATCTCTCGTCATAGAGGTTCCCTAGTACATGATGACCTTGTTGATTCCCTTGCAGGTGCAGTTGCTTACTGGACAGACTACATGGCTCAGAATGAAGACCTAAACATATCCAAAAGAAAAGAAGAACTGCTATCAATACACACAGATCACTGGAATGATTTAATGAACAACACCATATCTCAAACTGCTATGGGTATGACCCCTCAACAAATAAGAAATACCAATGTCTCAGACCAAGGTTTCATAAAGGATTTCTATTAGGGACCACTATAGGAGATACTCTTCTCTAAATAGGTAAAGGTAGTTTGTGTCCTAGCAAGCTACCTTATAACACATTAAGATTACACTAAGGAATACACTTAGGATTGCACTAGGGGGGAGGACCCTTAGACTGCTGCTGCATGATTTACCCCAAAAAAATTTAGGAGCAAAAATTTGAAGGGGTTATACGTATATATAAAAATAAATTTTACCCATACCCTACGCAAAAATTACAAAAAGATAGCAACAGACAGGCAAAACCATTGATATAACTAGGATCTTATAATATATCTTATATTATTTGGGCTGTTTTGGTCTAATTTTTTTGTTATATGGGTATATCTTTTTATATTATCGATAGGGGAGGTATTGTTACAGAATTGTTAAGATGAATTTCTTAAGTGATACCAAGAGATTACAGGGAATCAGTAAATCAATCTAACCAAAACAGTAATATATATATTAATATTATTATTAAGCAGTTCAACCGACTGCACTATTTAAAGAACCACAATGACATTCACTTCAAAGAAACCAACAGTAAAAATTGAGGACGCTATTTTAGCCGACTTTATGGAGCTATTGGACAATCAGCAACTAGACAATGTATGGACTAAAGAATGGACTTCTTCAAAGTCTCAAGGGCATATCAACTTTTTAACAGGTCATGCCTACTCAGGAGCTAATCCTATAATCCTTGAAATGTATCAAACATTAAGGGGACAAGATTTACCTTTATGGGTAGGTTATGGACAAGCTAAAAAAGAGTTAAATTGCATACCTAAAAAAGGCAGCAAGGCAGCCAAAATTTTAAGACCTAATCCTATTAAGATTGACCTTAAGAATGAAGATGGTAGCCCTAAATTAGACAATGAAGGGAATCAAGAATTTATTATGAAGGTAACCTTTAAAGGAGCTAGTGTTTTTAATATCTCTGACTTAGTCGGACTTGATGACAAAGCGCAAAGCAAACTTGATAAAATTATTGAATCATTCAAAGCAGACTGTAAGAAGTCTGAACGTCCATTGTCTGAAAGATGCAAAGATGCTTACGACCGCTTAATGATCTATTCAAAAGATCTTAAAGATGGTGTTAAGCATAGAGGGGATAAGGCATACTACACAGAAGATTATGTAGTAATGCCACCTAGAGAATCATTTGTAAATGATGAAGCCTATCTAGCAACCTTAGCTCATGAGTTTGCTCATAGTACTGGTACAAAAGATAGACTTAATCGTAAATGGTTTCATGAGTATGGAACTTATCGAGGACTCGAGGAGATGACGGCAGAATTTACTGCTGTATTAGTTTCAAATCGACTTCAGATAACTTGTAATACTCAAAACCACGCAGCTTATTTATCAGGGTGGGCAAAGGCTGTTAAGAACAGCAAGAGTCCATCACAGGCACTTATGAAAGTATTTAGTAATGCTGTCAAAGCTGCTGACATGATAATAGGTGAACAGTAAACAGATTCTTTCTTAGAGGGCTTTCTAGCCCTCTCTGAAAGGCTCTCAACCTTTCTTAATAAACTTACCTTTTAGGAACCACAAACTATGACTATTTCAGCACACTACAAGTCAAGACCTGATGAACATTTAAGAGGTCAATTTTTTGAGGATTATTCACACTTTGCTAGTCATGGAAGCATGACACATTTAAACCTTAAAGAATTAATTATTAAATCTTTAAATCATACTTTGACGTGTAATTCAGAAGGCCACGAACTAGCCTTTGAAGTTGCTAAAAAAACAGTTAACAAAGTCTCATGTAATCTTAATGATTATATGTTCATGTATGTTACTGATGATTTTAAACTAGCTTTTAAACATCAACTTACTAGAGAATATGTTTTTATAGATTACGTTTAAAGATTCTTTCTAGGTGGGCTAATAAGCCTACCTTGAAAGGCTCTTAAACCTTTCACTTGTAAACCTTACATTTAGAACCACAATGGAATCTAAAGAAAACCAAATCAAAAAAGCTTTTGATAAAGCTATTAACAAAGATGCTATCGACAAATTAGATTTAAAAACTCTAAGAAAGTTAGATAAAATCTTATCTAAAATTAATTATTAAACTTTACATTTAGAACCACAATGGCGAACTTAAGAATGTCTATCAACTTAGACAATGCAATGTTTGAAGACAATGCAGCACCAGAAATTAGTCGTATCTTTAAAGACTTATCTGACTACTCAAGAGATGCAATTATTAATGAAGATTCTATGCCAATAGAAAAACCATTAAGAGATAGTAACGGAAACACAGTAGGCCAGTTAATAATCGAAGATAAAGACGTTTAGTAAACACCAAAGTCAACCCTAATAAACTTACCTTTTGGCGGTTTAGGGGTTGACTTTTTTTATGTCTTAAATCATACTGTATTTAGTTATGTTTATCATAGCTAATTAAATCAACCAAAAACGGAGCCACTTATTATGTCTGCTTATTTAGTTTCAGAAGATCAATTAAATGCTTTAGCTACTCTTTACGGAGAGTTCTACAAAGCACCTAATTATATAGATTCTCAAACAGCATTAGACAGAGCTTATTACTTTGCACCAATTACCAAAAAATTAGAAAATTGGGAGTGCGAAAACATTGCTAGATTACTTTTAAAAGACGCTTCAAATACTCATAAAGGGTTAGCACTACACAAAGTAGTGTTCGATCATTTATTAGAAGCTAACGTTGAAAGTTTACAAGCAGCATATCCAGATTGTAGAGATATGTGGACTAACAACTACAAGTTTAAAAAGTCATCAACGATTGCTAAATGGGTAGCTGAAAAGGACACAAAAGGTCTTATGCAATGTTGGGGTATGCTTAAAAATTGGGATTATCAAAGTTGCGAAGATTTTAATTATAGAGATACAGCAGCTTTCCAAATGAAAGGGCAAATTGAGTACGCAATTTTACATCTATTAGAGAAAAAACTATGCGGTGATTCTGCGGTATGGGGTAGTTGGGAAGATCCAAGACTAGACGAACACGTTGTTTGTATCTCGGATATGTTCTAATGACTAGATCAAAAACTGCTACTCTTTGGGAGCTTGATTGTATCTTACATAGAGCTACAAAACTTACCGATAGAAACTTTACTATCTTTCCGCCCTCTGATCCAGAGGGCAATCTTTTAATAGATGAAACTATCGAGTACTACAAACAAGAAATCATTAAAACCATTAACCAAATCAAAACGGAGGAACCACAATGAAAGAAGAAAGAAAATTTATTGACATTCCAAAAGATGAATACTTTAAAAAAATTACAAAGTATCAGTATGAATGTCCTTTCGATCAAACACTTTCATGTCAAAGTGTTATTAGAAAAAACCAAGATGGTGAATCTTATTTTATTGCATCAATAAAAATGAGAGTACCAATTAACAAAAGAGATTGGAGTAACGAATGAACTTTATGGAAGAGATCAACAAAGAAACTCAGGCAATGATGAAACAAATCACCATTAGAAAATCTGAGAAGACAGCCAACGCTAAAAAGCGAATAGCTGAATTGAAAACCCTTATCAAATTTTGGGAAAAAGAATTATGAAGTGTACCAAATGCGGTAGCCTAGACAATCAAGTAAACAATACTAGAACTAGGCTATCCACTAGAGGCCACAACATAGACACAAAAGACAGTTCGATTCCTTTTATCTGGAGGAGTCGGACTTGTCTTGTTTGTGGCAATAAATATTCCACCTATGAGATCCGTACTCAAGACTACGGAATGGAAGGGTTTAAACAAATGATTGAAGACCTTACCAAAAACTAATAAACTTACCTTTGAGCCACCATGAAAACTAAAATGCCAACACTTTCTGAAGCAACTAGAGTTGTATATAAAAGAAGAAAGAACGGAACTAAATCTGCTACTAATTTCT